GTTTCAACTGAATTTTTTTGTTTGGAAATGCGGACCCCGACGGCCCGAAAAAATTTTGAAACGATCAGCCGGGTAGCCGGTTTCGATATTATAAAATTTTATCGGCGGTATTCATACGGCGCTGGGTATCTCAGGTTGAACCGGAATGTCAAGCGGCCGTTTGTTGATCAGATGGAACAGGTTTGCAGGGAAACCGGGTTGCGGTTTTATGTGTCCGATGCCCATTTCAAAGAACGGTGTCAAAACGGGTCCTGTTGCGGGCTGCCGGAATCCTGGAATTACAGCCGGGGGCAGTGGTGTGAAGCCCTGATGATCGCAAAGCAGGCCGGGACTGTTTCGTGGGGGGACATTTCGTGCGGGCTGGATTATGCCCGAAAATTCCAGTGGTCTCATGCCAAAGGGTATAACTGCACCACAACCGAACGGCGGGCGAAATTCCATGGGTTTACCATGTATGATTATCTCCAATGGACTTGGAACAACCCGAATGCCGGGCAGTCGCCATACCGGATGTATGACGGAATCCTGAAGCCTGATGGAAAGGATCATGATGGAAACTGGATTTACCGATTCGATGAAACGAGGGCTTGATGACAAGGAAAAACAAAGAGAAATCTGAAAAAGCGAAAATCTTTTGTGCGTATGACAAGCTGGTCCCGGTTCAGGAGATCAGGCCGAATCCCAAAAACCCGAACCAGCACCCGGTTGAACAGATTGCATTGCTGGCGAAAATCATCACTGAACAGGGCTGGCGCTGCCCCATAACCGTGTCAAACCGATCGGGGTATATCGTCCGGGGCCATTGCCGGTTGGCGGCGGCAAAGCGGGCAGGCATCACCGAGGCCCCGGTGGACTACCAAGATTATGATTCGGATGAAGCGGAGATTGCCGATCTTGTTGCAGACAACAAAATTCAGGAACTGGCTATCCTGGATGAGGACTTGGCCCTTGAGCTGGTAAGGGGACTGGATCAGTTGGGTTTCGATGTCGAGCTTGCCGGGTATGATCCGGAGGACATTGTTGGGGATGATGATCCTGGCGGGGAGCCAGAGGAAAAGCCGGAAGTCGAGTTCAGCGAAGAACTGATGGAAAGCCATAACTATATCGTGCTGAAGTTTGACAATGATATTGACTGGCTGAATGCTCAAACCCTGTTTCAGTTGAAAACCGTCAAAAGCTTGGATTCCAAACCAAACTTTCAGCACCAGGGAATCGGGCGGGTGATCAATGGCGCTGATGCCATCAACAGGATTTTGGAGGCGATCAAATGAATGTAGTTAAGCTAAAATATCCAGGTTCCCTTGTGGACAGAAAGGCGTTGATCAAAATTTATGCAGAAACAGCAAAGGCCCACATCAAGCTGTTTGGTAAGGTGTGTGACCAGGATGCTGAGAAAAAATTGACTCAGAGGTGGGATAATGCCGCACCAAAAGAAAAAGAGGATTTTGAAAGGTTTTATCTGGATAATGATTTGATGCCTCAAGAGCTTATCAACTGGTATCAAAGATCCAATTATCAGAGGATCAACAGGGCCATTTATGCGGGCGGAATAGCAAAGAGCCTCGGATTTAGGACCTTCTGTGAATTCGGTTGCGGGCCTGGTGCAGATTTAACGGCTTTGGCTTGTCAGGGTTTTACGCCTTTATGGGCTTGTGACATTAATAGGCAAGGGCTAAAAATAGCATCTGAAATATTCAAAAAATTTGTCAATAAGCCAATCAAATTATTCAATAATTTATTTGAAAAAGTCGAGGACCAAGTCCCTGCTGATTTTTTATATAGTTCTGACACCTTCGAACATATTTTCGACCTTGAATCAACGCTGAAACCATGGATCAAAAACTTCAAGCTGGTTATTGTTTATGCGCCTTTTGGGTCGAACAAAGAGCAACACCAACACACGAGTTATCCGGCCGATCGGTTTCATTCGTTCATGAAAAATAATGGATTTGTCAGGATAGTTTACAATCTTGGGGTCCCTCCGTTTACATATCTGCGGTTTGATCAGTTTGTTAAGCTTTTAAAGCAAAAAAGGTGAAATAATGAATGTTTCAATAAACGCTCCAAGTTATAGGAGACCTGATGGGGTTGATACGCTGAAATATTGCCCCGATTGTCGAATATGGGTCTGTGAAACAGAGGCCGATCAGTACCGGAAGGAAAATCCGGAAGCCAAGATCGTTCCGGTTCCCAATGGGGTTCAGGGAAACCTGTGCAGAATCCGAAACTGGATTCTGGATCGGGAGTATGAGCGGGGAATCGAAGCGGTTTGCCTGATTGATGATGATCTGCGGGGTGTCGGATATTATGAGGGCAACACAAGAAAAAGAGTGAAGACAGAATATTTTTTATTGTGGCTTCACAAATATTCCCTATTAGCGGATGAATGGGGAGTCAAGTTATGGGGAATAAACTGCGTGCAGGACAAACAGGCTTACCGCGAATACACGCCATTTTCGAGCCTGTCGTATATCGGCGGCCCGTTTTCTGTCCACCTCCGGTCAGATATCCGGTATGACGAGCGGTTGCCGCTCAAAGAGGATTATGACATGACCCTCCAACATTTGAACCGGCACAGACAGGTTTTGCGGCTGAACAAATTCCATTATTTTGTCAAACAGGCCGGGAGTGGATCGGGTCAGACCGGGGGATGTGCGGCGTACCGAACCAGAAGCAGGGAGCGGGAGCAGTTGGAGTTATTACAAAAAAAATGGGGGAGCCGTATAGTCACGGTGGATAGGCAAGACCGGAATCACAAGTCGAAAAAACAGAAGCCGGACGATATCAACCCGGTTATCAAAGTGCCAATCAGGGGCTTATGAGACCCAAACGGTACGGCGATGCAAAAGATTTGGCCAATCTGCTGAATGTCAGTCGGCCCCGCGTGACGGCGCTGATTAAGCGGGGGATTTTTGGAGATGCCGTAAAGCGGAAAAAAGACGGGACATATCGAATTGATTTGGAAGTAGCGGCTGCAACGGCGCGTCAAAACATTGATCCGGGTCAGCCTGCAGGAAAGATCAAAGGGGCGGACAGCACCCAGGGCGTCAAACCGGCAGGCGGAATTGACTATGTCACGGCCCGGGCGCTCAATGAACAGTACAAGGCAGCAGTCAAAAAGCTGGAATATGAAGAGCGAACCGGCAAATTGATCAATGCCGATAAAGTCCGGGAAACGGCTTTTGATGTTGCCAGAAGGGTTCGTGATGGGATGTTGAACATTCCGGATCGGGTGGCGGCCATCATTGCGGCGGAATCAAATGAAATAAAAGTCAGGGAATTGTTGACGAAAGAAATCCGGGAAGCGTTGTCGGAGTTGGTGGATAATGGCGCAGCTTGATGCAAGACAGGTTTATTTAACGTCATTCTGGGATGGATTGAGGCCGGACCCGGAATTGACGGTGTGGGAATGGGCGGACGAGCGGCGGATGCTCACTGCCGGAGCGTCGCGCGAGGCTGGAAGATACCGAACCAGCCGGACGCCATACCTGAAGGAAATCATGGAATGCCTGTCAGCGAACAACCCTGTCACTGAAATCATTTTGATGAAGCCCACCCAGATCGGCGGTTCAGAGGTCGCAAACAATTTTATCGGATACGTGATTGATTGTGCCCCCGGGCCGATTCTCTACATGCTCCCCACGGTCGAGCTTGCAGAGGATCATTCAAAGAATCGTATCGCGCCCATGATCGATAAAACGCCTTCCATATTTGCCAAAGTGAATCCTCCGAAAAGTCGCGATGGCGGGAATACCGTGCTTTCAAAGAAATTCCTGGGCGGCGCTTTGTATATGGCAGGGTCAAATTCCGGCGCCGCATATCGAAACAAGTCCATCAGGTATTTGATTCTGGACGACATCGACGGTTTCGAGCCGGACGTTGATGGCGAAGGGAATCCGGTGCATCTGGCCGAAAAGCGAACAGACACCTATGCCAGCCGGAAGAAGATTTTCAAGATCAGCACGCCCACCAACAAGGGGGCCTCCCTGGTCGAGGCTGAATTTCTGAAAAGTGATCAGCGGTATTATCATGTTCCCTGCCCGTTTTGCGGCCATAAGCAGGTGCTGGAATGGGGCGGCAAGGATGAAAATTACGGGATAAAGTTTACGGTTCTTGAGAGCGAGATTGTTGATGTCTGGTATGAATGCAGATCATGCCACCAGCGGATTGATGAGCATCACAAAGCCGACATGCTGGCAAACGGGGAATGGATACCAAAATTCCCCAAGCGGTCAAGGCGGGGCTACCATATCAATGGCCTGATGTCGCCTCTTGGTTTTGTCACATGGTATCAGATTGCCGCTGAATTTCTGGCTGCCCGAAAAGACCGGCTTGCGCTCAAGGTTTGGGTCAACACTCGGAAAGGGGAAACCTTCGAGGAACCCGGCACACAGCCGGAATGGGCCTTGCTTCATGCCAGATGTGAACCTTATTCCCCGATGACTGCTCCGATCGGTGGACTGTTTATCACCGGCGGCGTTGATGTTCAGGAAGACCGGATCGCGGTCGTGCTTCGGGCCTGGGGCTTTGGTGAAGAAAGCTGGCTGGTGTGGTATGGGGAATTCTTTGTTGATCCATTCGATCAGTTGGACAAACTGCTTGCAATGCAAATTTACAGCGTTGACGGAAGAATGATACCGATTGTGGGCGTTGGGGTCGATTCCGGATACAAAACCCATGAGGTTTATAATTATTGCAGGCTCCGGGGGCCTCGTGTTTTTGCTTTGAAAGGTGAGCGGGCGAAAAACAAGCCGATCATTGGACGTCCGACCATCCATGATGTCAACTGGAAAGGCAAGGTGATCCCAAAGGGTATCAAGCTTTGGCCGGTCGGGACGGATACCGCCAAATCAACCATTTATGGGCGGTTCAGGGAAAAGATCACCCCTGGTCCCGGCTGCTACCATTGGTATATCGGAACCTCGGAGGAATATTTTCAGCAGGTGACCGCGGAAAAGATCGAGACCCGGATAAAGGACGGGTTTCCCATTATGGAATGGGTCAAGGTGCGGGAGAGAAATGAGGCGTTGGATATTGAAGTTTACGCATATGCAGCCGCAATCCGGGCCGGGCTGGTATGGATGAAAAGTGAAAATGATGATACAGCAAAACCGCAGCCGAAAAAACCGGGGATAATTGTAAAAAGTAGTTTCATGAACCGATAACTCCGTAATCAACAGGG